CACGCGCGAACCTGGAGGGCACAGCCATACCAGAGGCACTAGCCGGCATCGGACTCGAAGAGAAGATGGCAGCCTCCGCAAAGAGGCTTGTCTCCTTCTCTAGGATCTGATGGACGGACCCCAAGGGCTGACAAGGGAGGCGGTCAAGCCTACGCTCGACCGCGATCATCCCAAAATCAATACCTTGGGCTAGGGCCGTTCCAGCCCGACGCCTAGCGGCGAGGGCTACAGGGTCTTTTGAAACCTCCCAAGAAGGGGGGCCAAGAGGACTAAACGTATGGCCGCTTCCATATAGGAACCGACCAACGGCTAGTCTCAACCACTTGGGCGCATGCGCCCGGGTGGGAGAGCCACGTATCGGTGGTAGACCCGCTCCCCCAAGGGAGCGAGGGAAGCACGGCACGACCCCGGTCTCCCGGAGCCGACGCCATGCGTCCGGCCGAAGGGCCCGGAGAACTCTCCGGGCCCGATGGTATCTATCACCGATGGAACAAACGGACTCGTAGGCCTCACCCTCCTTCGAAGGTGAGGTACCCACGAGTCCCTTCAATGGTATGCCTTTTGCCCACCGAATGAGTGGGCCAGCCGGACCCGAGGTGACCCAAAAGGTCATCTCCGTGAAATTACCCCCGGAACTGTGGACGTACATCTTCCCTTTCGAGAAGGAACCGCCACAACTATAGACCGTATCAACATATTCGTTGTACAGCCTAGGGGGCCAACACGCCACCAAATCGTCACCAGCAATGGATGTCGAAAGGTGGGAGTAACGACTGGCGCGCGCCCTAGAAGCCGAGTAATCAGCCCAGATTAGGTGCGCCAAAGATAGGATCGGCCAAGTCGGCCCGAGCCCCATCAAGACGCCCCTCTCTGAGTTGATAACCTGGCCCCAAGGGTAACGCAGGAGTTGGGGCCCCGTCAGGGCCCTCAACGCCACCGCCCACTCAGGAGGAAGGCCTTCCCACCCCAAAATGATACCGTCAACGATCGCCTCGACAAAGTCGAGGGGCAAGCGGTCGCTGGCGGTGGTCAAGTCTGTCGAGACCACAACGGCTCCGGGAAACCAGAGCCGAGTGGCCTCAACGATGGCACGGCGACGGTCCCCAACAAGGAAACTACGACACCTCGACTCCTTCCGGAGCGAGGCGAGAAGAGCCCTATTGAGGACCGTCCCGGCCACCGAAGCGAACGGGGGGGGGGCGGAAACGATACGTTGTTTCCAACCCCGCTCCGGTACGCAACAGACCCGATGCTCGAGGGGCCGCGCACTTAAGTACGCAGCCGCCCGAGCAACGGATTGGGAAGCTATGTTACTCAATACCACCATGGTACCCTCATCAGAGGGATCCATGGAGGAGAGGACGCCCGCCAACGCGGCCGGGGTCTCTCCAGTTTCCTGGAGCCACCCCAACCACGATAAGCGGACTTCCTCCCGCGTGCCGCCCATCCGACGACCGCGCCCAACTGACGCGGAAGGGGATGAAGGAACGAACTCTTCCAGGGGAACAGAATTCCTCCGGAAGAAACGTTCAACGTACCGGCGGGACCAATCGAGTAACGGAGCGGGTGTCACCACATGGGACAGCATCGATGCGCGGTGGGCCAATAGGCTCCGGCGCGCTACGATCCCGTCCCCCTCGGGTAACGCCCTACCAAGGTAGGACAATTGCTCGAGGTTGTTGGTGTTATTCAGAAGAGGAACGAGCCTGAGGAGGAAACGCAAGAGAGAACCCGGGGGTGAGCCAGTAACGGCGCACATCCGGGCATCTGCTGCGATCGACTTCAGACTAGCCATCAAATGACCAACACCAGAGCCACTGGCCAGGCGCAGGAACCAAAGGGCGACCTTGGAGAGCCCCACCCGAAGGTGGTTCTCTCGAGGGCCCCCCCACGAGACCTGCGTCGGACCAATGGCCGCGATGACACCCAGGAAGGCCTGCCAAGCACGGGACATAGTCTCGTGCCGGGCAGAAGGAAGGAGGGGAATTTTAAGAGCTGCGTGTATACTCTTACGAGTAGACACACAGGGATGGTACTTTCGGTGTACCCTGAGGACCTTAGTTCTCATGGGGCCACCGACCCGAAGTGCCGTCTCTGAAGCAGCCCACCACAGGTCAAAGTCCCGAAAGGCTTTGACGTGCGATGTTTGTTCGAAAGACG